GCATAATTGGTCCAGGCACTGCCACCGCCAGTCGCATAGTCCACATGGCTTGACAATGGCAGATAGAATCGCCAATCATCTCCTTTGGCTGTTATCTGTGCTGATGGCTGATCCTTTGTTCCATTTACGCATTGAGCATAATGATTCTTGAAATGACCATAGATATTCTCAGCATCTAAGGTCGTCATAGATAATATATCACAGGCTGCTTCAACCCTGTAATTGGTCGCATTCCATTCATCGGTCACAATAGCTGGAAATGCACCTTTATAGAAATTGATAAAACGGTCAAAATTAGTGGTCGGGATAGTGCCAATATCCTCTTTTTCCCAAAAATCACCATAACTCATCGGTATCGGCATACCATAATTCTTATCTGGTGCATTTGAGTGATCGGTGCTGTTGACGGTATTCCTGGGAATTGTCTTATAATATCTGCTTGACATATCTAATAAGATAAATGTTAGAAATTTAGTGTCATAATCAATATTACCGCTTATTATCCCGCTCCCGATCATAGCAGTGCTGTCATCATAAGGTTCATCAGCTTTGACCGCAATGAATAATTCCCATTTGCGATTTCCGAAATTATTTGTATCCAACAGATCAGAGAATCTACCGCCCTGAATTGAATTGTCGGTATTGATCAGCTTTACAGTCATATTCGCGGTGGAAGTGGTAAAGTTGAAAAAGTCTAAAGACTGCTGATATTGTCCCCATGATGAGACAATACCGTAATAGATATCAGAACCGGAATCCTCTCTGTGCCTGTCACTAACTCCTATAAATGCTGTCTCATCGTTATAATATAATTTGAGAACCCAGAATGTTGATACATTTCTGCGGAGGTATTGTTTATCTATATTTGCCGGAAAATCAAGCATTAATCCTTGCACCTAACTCAGTGGCTTTGTTCAGTGCCGGGATCAATGTGTTTCTTATATAATCATCGTCTACTACTCCGCCCGAAATATTAATTGTCACGCCACCACTGGATGCGCCTGCGGAACTCGATAAGGGACTGATCTGTACGCGCTCCCTGCCGCCTGGGTTGTCGCCCACCATGATGACCTGCGGTCCGCTGGTCACGAAATCACCGCCCTGGGCGAATGATGCCAGAGCTTTTGTGGCAATCACACTTGCTAATATCGCAGCCTCACCAGTGACCGCGGATGCACCGAATGATGCTGTAGCTGCCAGTGATGCGGGAATAGCATATTCTGCTGCAATGGCTGTGCCAGTAACGGCGGCTGATGTGATCGCTGCCGCTTCGCCTGTATTGGAAATAGCGGTTCGTGCAATTTGTTGTCTGATCCATGTCAGTATCATATCACCTGTGAATTTGATGAATGCATTCTTGCTGGCTTCCCATATCTTTTCTCGGCGCTCTTTGCCTGTCATTTCCGCATCTGTCAATGTATTAATGAATTGATTATATCCAGCTTCAAATGCAGAGTAGACGGCACTACGCTCATCAAGATGCTTTAAAACAGCATCGGTCTTGGCCTGTTCAGCGAATTGCGCAACGGCGACCTCATCCATTTTCATGGCTATAAAATGATCGGCCTGGAGATCGATCTGCTGGATTTGGAATTCTATACTATTGGCGAAAATGGTCTTGTTCGCTTCTGCTATTTCTTCAATAGCAGTTTTACTTTTTTTGTGCCATTCTTCTAAGGCTTTATTGCGTTGTTTCAATGCTTCCTCCGCAGCATTTCCTCTTTCCTTTGCTGCCTTGGCAGCTTCTTTATCAGTTTTGGCCTGTGCTTTTGCTTCTTTTGTTGCTGCTTTGGTGGCAGGATCAAGGGCTTTATATGCTTCTTCTAACATATTAATGACCGCTATGACCTCTTCTTTCGTTCCAATTTGTTCCTTATAGGTCTTTACCAGATCAAGTGTGGCCTTGATCTGTGTCATTTGTGATTCAGTTGTATCCTCATACAGATCAGGAAATTGTTTTTCAATATTGATCAAATCTTTGTCGATACTTTCCAATCGCTTAATTTCTTTGGCAAGTATATTTTTTTTGCGTGTCAAAGTTTCAGTGCCAACATTAGTAGCCATCATGGTCTTTAAATTCTCATCTGCGAATTGAGTAAAATCCTTGAGGAGTTTAGAAGTTTCTAAAATTGTTATGCCCTGATGTTCAAACTGACCTGATACACCGACCATTGCATCACTGAGTTTGATCATGCCGCCGGCAGTTTCTATAAAAATACCTTTTGTTTCTGGCGGTATGATCTGCATACCGACAATATCACCCTGGCCTAAACTTTGTAATGAGGTATCAAATGTTTTAAGCTGGGCTTCTAAATCTTTGAATTCCATTCTCATATCACTAAGATCAAGAGTCTCAATACGCAGTCTGAAATCTCTTAATGATTCGCCAAATATATTAAAATTCTTTCGGCCATTTTTAGCAAATACAATAAATTCGCGCAGATCATTAGCAACCCTTCCAATAGCGCCAGCCAGACTGGTCAATGAAGGCAGGAATGAATCGCCGATCTCAGCCGCAAGGCGTGTCACTGAATCGCCCATATTACTCATTGCACCCATGAATGTCTTTGACATCCTATCAGTGCTGCCTTCTATACCTACTGCTGGATCAACGAGAGTTTCGATTAATGCTTTACGGAACTCAGGCAAGGTCAATTTTGAAAGATTATCTATACCCTTGAAAGAACGAACCAGATTGAGTACACCCTTGGTACGCAAAATATCCGCTTCACCAGCACCACCAGCGAAAGCACGGCCCAATGAATTCGCGGCTTCCGTAGCAGTAGTACCCATGAATGCTGCCAGGTCTGTTACCGGTTTGATCAGTTTTTCAGCATCAGCGCCAAATGCTTTTAATTGCGCACCGGCTTCAACAACATCCTGTAATGAGAATGGTGTGGTTGAAGCTACTTTATTGAATGTATTGAAAGCGCGTTCTGCACGTTCCACTGATCCCATAAGACCAACCAGACGGGTCTTAACGGTCTGAAATCCCGATGATGCATCAACAAATTTCTTTAAGGTGAGTGCAACCGTACCAAATGCAAAACTGACCAGGAGCAGATTATTCCGCAATTGGGACATAGTGCGGCGAAATGTTGATGCTGCGCTACTGCCCTTATTTGCTTCTCTGGCGAATGATCGTGTTTGTTTGGTGACGCGTTCTAAGGATTTTTTTGATTGAGCAAATCCTTTGGTGCGAATTTCAATTATGAACTTTTCTTGTGCCATCTTGCTCTAGTTTTTGTATTGCTATATACTCTTCATCAATTGCGCTGAAAAGTGACACGCGCTCAAATTCAGCATCGTCGATAGATCGAGCTATTGGAATATTAAAGCGTTTCATCGCCATGTACTCTTCAAGGAGCATATTAGTGTCAATATCGAAGAAATAGCTGCTGTCTGCGCATAACAGCAGATTATAATAAAGATTCTGTCCTGGGCTGAATTTGCGCTTCGCATCTTCAGCTAAAATGCGATCTATTTCGTTCCACAGTTCTTCCTCAGTATAAACAATCTGTTTTTTAAGAGTTGGACTTTTTGCTTTGTAAGGAAACTTTAGATTGCGGGATTCAATGCTGTAATAACTCATCCACAAAGCAACACGGGCTTTTAACTCTTTTTTTTAGCAGGAATCTTATATTTTCTATAAATTTCAGAGATAACACTATCTATAGCCATATCATCTAAATGTCCTAATTTTTCTTCTGGATCATCCAATGCATACTGCATGACCCATTCTATCACATCATAATATTTATTTACATCAACTTCGCCATCAATATTCACTGTGAGAACTTCAAGCCGATGTAAATCGCGTCGGGCTTTGAAAGTCAGGTCACGACATTCATATGTGCCATGTTCGGTTTTTACGGTCATTACTGTTTTCCACTTTAGTTATGACCCAGGTTTTTGATGAATAATTTTCTTTTTCAACAAATGTGATTATGCAGTCTAGGCTGCTGTTGCTATGGATACTACTATGTTTGTTGTTGCCGCATTATCATAAGTGCATCTAAACGGCACAACTTGTTTCCAGCCGTCATCATCAAAATTGATGGTTGATTCATCCACGAACACTTTTGGAGCAGTTATATGAAATACTCCAGTATCTAAACTAAGTACCATCCCTGCTTCATTATCAATAGCATCCACGATCTCGCCATCTCTCTTACAAGTAAGCGATCCTGTCACCTCATATCCGCCCAAAGCATATCCAGCCGGTCTAAAGGCATTACCCGAGTCAAACCCGATCCGCTGCACATCTCTGGCAATCGTCAATTCAAAACTATAGAGTACCAAATCCTCACCATCTAAAGTCTGGGCTGTGGTCATATCGTGCATATTAAACAATGCTGTGTGAACTGTAACCAGTTCATGTGCGCCACCCGTGAACGTCAATTCTGCTTCCGTTGCAGCAAACCCAGTGACAAAAGTGGCAGTACCCATCACAACGCCGCCATTTGAAGCTAGATCACCAGACATCGTAAAGGAAGTACACATACAAGATGTGAAAAACAAATCCGTATCAAGACCGGCATGGGATGCGTTCTCGAACCATAATGTGACAGGTGTAATATTTGGCACACCGAACTTCACATGGCTCTGCACTTCATCAGGCATTGATCCCAACAAATTATTCGGTGTTAAACCATCCCCAAATAATGCCAAACATATTCTGTCCATTGACTTGGGTGAGCAATGGAAGGTTATGGATATCTCATGCATCCTGTCATGCCTTTGCCATTTAACCATATCATCGCTTTGCGTCATCCCGCCTATACCGCTTCTAAATGGTGCAATTCCCAATGAATGCTTATTTAAATCTGAAAACGAATACTCGGTAACCGGCATTTCTAAGGTCACTCCAGCAGCAAGCGTTGCCGTGCCAGGTGTTACTTCTGTACCAATAACTACCGATGAGTTCGTGTTTGTTTGAAATGCTACACTCTTAGCCATTATTTAACCTCTTTAGTTTTTACTTCTGTAAGACAATCTTTTATTTTTTTATTTAAGGGTACTAACGATTTTGGTATCTCTGCTGCCAATCCATCCATCAATCGTAAATGGGTAGATGCACTGCCTAATGACAAAAAATTATTATCATTAGATAGCGCAGCATATTCTGGTTTTGCTTTGTATTTCATTATATTAACTCCATAGTTGTACATGTAAACGATGACACACTGCGCAATAGATTTTGATCATCTTCATCGCGTTCATAGATGATGCCGTTTACGATCCCATTATAAAATTGTGATGTTCCAGACACTGTATAATCCCTGTTATTGTATAGTAATCTTTTTAATCTTTCTGTTATTTCGCTTACTTGCTTCACACTGTTTTTCGTGTAGTTGCCGCCAGACTGTAATTCATAGCTTACCTGGAC